CGGTTATAAATACGAGGGACAGATAAAAGATACTTTCAAGGTAAACGGTAAGTATTATGATGCAGATATAATGACAATCGATAGAGATATGTATAACAACATTAGGAGAAAATGTGCCAAAGTTTAGAAGCAAGTTTGAACACAACTTCGCACGATTTCTTGATAGTCAAGAAATGATAGTGGATTATGAACCTGATAAGTTTGAATACATAGTTCCTGAAATTAAACGAACATACTTACCAGATTTTAAGTTAGCAGATAATGTTTATGTTGAAACGAAAGGTAAACTCGATATAGATGATAGGAAGAAGTTGATACTGTTTACACAACAGTATCCTGACATAAGACTAATACTTGTATTTATGAATGCAAACAACAAGTTAAGGAAAAATAGTAAGACAACATATGGCGATTGGGCGACTAAACAAGACATAGAGTGGTATGATAAAGTATTACCAAGTAGTGTGGTTAAGTCACTCAAAAAACGCACCCAACAAACAGGAAAAAAATAAATGAAAGTTAAAGAATTAAAACAATTGTTAGAAAAAGTGAACGACAACGCAATAGTACAAGTTGGTTATGATACACATTTAGGTCTAAAGGATTTTATTATAGTAACTTATGATGAACTTGATGAAACATATTTAGACTTTCTTACGGAAGATCCTATTTCAGTTTCTATAAGCGTAAAAGCATTATATGGAAAGGTCACCAACAGTGGTGTAAAAACAGAAAAGAGTAGTAATTTAAATGGTAACTTTAAAAAAATACACGATATGGTTTGGCATGGAAAAAAGAAATGAAAATTGAAATGATTAACACAGACAAAATCATACCTTATAGCCGCAATCCACGCTTTAATCAACAAGCTATTGACAAAGTGGCATCAAGTATAAAAGAATACGGGTGGAAGCAACCGATTGTTTTGGATAAGGACAACGTTATAATAGTGGGACACACAAGGTTGCTTGCTGCCCAGAAATTGGGTATTGATGAAGTACCAGTACACATAGCAGAAGACTTAACACCACAACAAGTAAAAGCATACAGGATTGCTGATAACCGTACAGCAGAGTTCGCAGAGTGGGATATGGATATGTTATCTGTTGAATTAGAAGAAGTTGGTGAGTTATTCACAGGTTATGATGAAATGGAGACAGAAGAAATACTTGGGAGAAATAATGGAAATGATGAAGATCCAAATGACACACCAGATGTACCTAATGTTGAAGATGCGGTGTCTGTGCTTGGTGATGTGTGGTTATTAGGTAAACACAAGGTAATCTGTGGATCGTCAACAGAGTTAGAAACATACGAACAGTTAATGGGGGATGAGATAGCAGATATGGTTTGGACAGACCCACCATATAATGTAGCGTATGAGAGTCCAGCACAGCGCCACCGTAGAGAGAATGGTAAGAGTGTCAGAGGATATGGTGGGGACATAAGTGTCGCAAGTGTTGACCACGCAAAGATTGATAATGATGATATGTCCAGCGAAGCATTCAGAGCGTTCTTAAATGATGCGTTCAGTTGTGCGGCACAGTTCACAAAGAAGGGTGGGTGTGCATATTGTGCATATAGTGAGAAAGAGGGTACAACATTCAGGGAAGCATTCGGAAACAACTATATGTACAAGCAGACACTTGTGTGGGTAAAGAACCGTTGTGTGTTTGGTAGGCAGGATTATAACCATAGTTACGAACCAATAATGTATGGGTGGAAAGAAGGTGCAGCACACTATTGGAGTGGGGACTATTGTCAGACAACGGTTATAGACGCTCGTGAGAATTTAAATAATATGAAGAAGGAAGAACTATTGGAACTGTTGGTTATGATAGCAGCGACATCTGATGTGATAGATGTTGATAAACCATCGAAGAGTGACCTCCATCCAACAATGAAACCAGTAGAGTTGGTAGAGAAACAGATTACAAGTAGCAGCAAGTATGGTGAAATAGTTCTTGACCCGTTTGGTGGTAGTGGTAGCACACTGATAGCAGCGGAGAAAAGTGGTCGTAAAGCAAGACTAATAGAACTTAAACCACAGTATGTAGACGTTATTTGTAAGCGATATGAACAGTATTCACATGATACAGCAACGCATGTGTGTGGTAAGAGTTTTAATGAAATGGAGACAGAACGTGGGAAGACCAACTAAAAAACAACAAGAAGCAATGGACGAAAAGGCTAACGACCTAATACCTAAACTTGCTGGTATTGGTTGTACACATGAAGAGATTGCAACAGTTACTGGTATTGACCGTAGCACAATCATTCGTAAGTATAATCATTTGTTCCATAAAGGACGTAACAATTTAAAGATGACATTACGAAGAGAAGCATTACATCGTGCAACGAAGGGTGGTAGTGATAGTATACTTCGTAAGTTGCTTGAGCAATACATTCCAGATATGAAAGAAGAAACAAACATTAACATTAACCAATCACAACTTGAAGACATTAAAGATGAAGAGTTGGTTGAGATTATGTTAGCATCAAAGGGTAAAGTAGAACCAATTAAAAATGGATAAGATTAAGGTAGCATTAAAGGACATAAACTATGCACTGTGGCAAAGAGGACAACTTAAACATCTCCTTTTTGAACATCAGTATATAATTTATGATGCTATTTGGAAAGCAATTAATGATAATAACTTTACTTATGTATTAAATTGTGCTCGTAGATTTGGCAAGACAACCACATTACTTGTGATAGCAATGGAGATTTGTATACGTACACCAAAGGTCCAAGTACAAGTCATGGCACCAGGTAAAGAAGAGATTGGACGTATTATAGAAACAATCTCTGATATAATGTTAGAAACTTGTCCAGCAGATCTAAAACCATTTTATGACAGTTCACATAAAGCATTAAGGTTTAAAAATGGAAGTGTTATTTACATTGCTGGTGCTAACAAGGGACAAAAGGATAAGATTCGTGGTAACAATAGTGTGTTTAACATTGTTGATGAAGCAGGACAGATTGATGACCTTGATTACATTGTAAAGTCTGTATTGATACCAATGTCATTAACAAGTGATGGAATGACTTGTATATCATCAACACCAAGTGAAACACCTGACCACGACTACAAATCATATTATGATGAAGCAAAGGTTGAAGGTAGTTTAAGTGAGTTTGATGTTTATGATAACACAAGTATAACACCTGAAAAGTTAGAAAAACTTAAAGAAGCTTATGGTGGTGAGAATAGTACAGATTGGAAACGAGAGTTCCTTGTTCAATTTGTTGTTGATGAAAGATTAGACATTATTCCTGAATGGAAAGATGACTACATTGGTATTTTACCTAAAGATGAGTACTACCAATACTACCACAAATATGAGTGTATGGATTTGGGTACTGTTGACTTGACAGCCATTCTGTATGGACACTATGACTTTAGGAAAGGACAGTTATACATAGAAAGTGAAGATTGTGTTCACGGACACGATATGACTACAAAGAAGATTAGTGAGATAATTAAGAATAAAGAGAAAGAGATTTGGGGGAATGATGAAGTTTACCTTCGGGTGGCAGATAATAATAACCCACAAATGCTTATGGATTTAAATGGTGAGTATGGGTTATATTTCAGGCCCACACTAAAGGATAATCTTGATGCAATGATAAATGAAGTTAGATTATTCATACAGAATGGGAGACTTATAGTTAATCCTAACTGTATACAAATGATTGGGTGTTTAAAATATGCTATTTGGGATAAAGGTAAATCTACAATAAAGAGACAGTTTGCAAGGTCAAGTGTTTATGGGCACTATGATGCTTTGGCTAGTCTTGTTTATTTAATTAGAAACTTGAACCAACACGAAAATCCAATACCAGTTATGCATAACATAGATGTGTATAACCAACATATACCAAAAGATTATGAAAAGAAACAACAACAAACAGAAAACGAAACAACGGAAGCGTTGAGAAAACACTTTAATATATAGGAGAAATAAAAATGAGAAATAATATACAAGTACTGGATTCACTTGATCAACACTTTGCTACGCTTCCACAAGATGATATTTGTCCAGCTTTACAAGAATTAATTGATAGATACGATGAAACAATTCGTGATACTGGATTGCTTGATTTGTGGCACCAAAGTTACTTACAAACGTTTAAAGGTTTATCACACAAAGGTAAACTACTAAAGTCGGGTGAGCAAGGTGAGTTTACCCTAATTAGTGTTAACCATTACAAGAGCATTCTTAGTCACAAGGTTGGTATGACAGTTCGTCAACGACCTACATTTGAACCTCGTGCTAACAATACAGATTACCGTTCACAAGCACAAACAATTCTGGCAAGAGGTTTGCTTGATTACTATATGCGTGAAAAGCGTATGGAAAGAGTACTTAAACGTGCCACAGAGTTTGCTGTACGTTATGGTGAAGGTTGGGTAAGAACTGAATGGGATACATCATTAGGTGAAACACAAGTAACAGAAACAGATGAAGAAGAAGATGAACGTGAAGGTGACATTCGTTATGAAGCATTTAGTCCAATAGATGTTATCCGTGATACAAGTAAAGAGTCTGTTGAACAAAGCGATTGGTTTATCATTCGCACATATCGTAACAGATATGACTTGATTGCTAAATTTGCTGAATTTGATGAAGAAGATGAAAGCACAGACGAAGAAGTTGCAGAAGAATTAAAACAATTAAAGCAAGAACTATTACAAGTAGCAAGCAAAGATGATTTAATTGATGAAGGTATTGTTATGGGTAAAAGGTTTGGTGAATGTGATGACATACCTGTTTATGAATTCTACCACAAACCAACACCAGCTGTTCCAAATGGACGTTATGTCCGATTTGTAAACGATGAGATTTTATTATTAGAAGGTGATTTACCATATGATGAAATACCTGTTTACGACATTATGTCAAGTGAGATAGATGGAACACCATTTGGTTATACAATTGCGTTTGATATGTTACCAATTCAATCTGCTATTGACGCTTTACATAGTTCTGTTGTTACTAACCAGAAGACATTTAGTATTCAACAAATTGCTATTCCAAGGGCAGCGAAAATTGACCCAAGCGTTTTAGGTGATGCTTTGAGTGTTATCTTTTATGATCCAATGAACGTACCAGGTGGTGGTAAACCTGAAGCAATTAACTTTACAGCCACTCCAGCTGAAGTATTTAGTTACATACAACAGCTAGAACAGTTAATGGAAACATTAAGTGGTATAAATAGTGTTACACGTGGTAACCCAGAAGCAAGTCTAAAATCTGGTGCTGCATTGGCATTGGTACAAAGTATGGCAATTGAGAATAGTATTGGTTTACAACAGAGTTACATTGCCCTTCTTGAAGATGTTGGTACTGCTACAATTAACTTACTTAAAGATAATGCAGAGTCTAAACGTGTTGCACAAATTGTTGGTGTTAGTAACAAGAGTATGACAAAAGAGTTTAGTGGTGAAGATTTGAGTGAAGTTAACAGAGTAACAGTTGATGTTGGCTCACCATTAAGTAGAACTACTGCTGGTAAGTTAGAAATCTTACAAACATTAATGCAGATTGAAGGTGCTATTAAGACACCTGAACAAGCACTAATGGTATTACAGACAGGTACACTTGAACCATCTATTGAAGGTACATCTGCAGAGTTATTATTAATACGTAGTGAGAATGAGAAGTTGGGTGAAGAACCAAAAGAAACAGACGACCGTGTGTTAGCAATTATGACAGATGATCATATAAACCACATTAAAGCTCACCGTGAAGTGTTAAGTAACCCCGAAGCAAGATTGAATGAAGGTTTGGTGTTACGTACATTAGAACACATTAACGAACACTTTAATCTATTGAAACAAACTGAACCTGCTAAGTTACAAATGTTAGGACAACCAAGTCTTGCTCTACCAGAGATGTCAACACCTGGTACAGCAATGGGGATGGGTGAGGTTGGTGAAGTAATGAATGCTGAGAATCCTGTTATGCAAGCAGCTGGCGAAGTAAAAATGCCTAACATGCCAGGTCCAGCAGTTAACCCTTTAACTAATGAGCCTTTTGATCCTGAGACAGGTGGACTATAATGTTAAAAGTTTTATTGTTAGCAAGTATGCTTGACTTAACAGGGACTGTTGTGGCAATAAAACCACATGTTCAATATAAACAATGTGATGAGATAGGTGTAACGTTTGTTTTATTTGATGACATACCAAATTTGTTTACAATAATGTGTGGTACCAAATATAAAATTGGCGAAGAAATAGTGTTTAAACACCAAGTGGAAATATAAGAATTCTACCTCCAATCCAGGAGACGAATAACTAATGACCTACCCCGAAAGGGATGCGAATAGGAGAAATAAAAATGGGTACAATAAGTGATGAAGATTTAATTGAACAAGCAGAAATAGAAGAAGTTGAAGAGGAAGAACAAGAGGAGGATACAACAGAAGAAGATGAAGAAGTTGTTGAGGATGATACGGACGATGAAGAAATATCTGATGATGATGTTGAGGACGATTCAGACGATGATGATGATACCGATACTGACGATACTGATGATACTGATGTTGACGATACTGATGATACTGACACCGATAAGGATGTTCAGGACAAGGAAGAAATAGACCCAGAACAAGTAAAACATATAGTTAAAGTTGATGGGGAAGAAGTTGAAGCAACATTAGCAGATTTAAAGAAAGGATTTAGTAAAGCAGCATTTGCTGACAATACGATGCGTGAAGCAACAGCTTTAAAGAAACAAAATGAAGCACTTGTCAAGATGATTCAAGATGATACGGAAGAAGTTCTTGATCAACTTGGTGTTGACAAGGTTAAATTGGCTGAAAAGGTATTAGCAGAAGCAATTCGTGTTGATAATATGTCAGAGGAAGAGAAAAAAGGATGGGAAGCACAACAGAAGCTAAAGGATTTGGAGCGTAAACGTGAGATTGAACAACAAAAGCAAGCTGAAATACGTGCCAAACAACTTGTACAAGAGTATTCAGAAGCCTTGACAGAAATTGGTTTACCTGTTGATCAAGTAACAGTAGCATCTATGGATTCTTATATGACAGAAGTTTTAAATAGTGATGATCCTGATGTTAAGAAAATGACAGTAAAGGACATTGCTCCTCTTGTTCTTGAAGATTATAAGAAGGCTTTATCAAAAATGACACCTGAGCAGCGTATGAACTTGTTGGGTGAAGATTTGTTAGTTAAAGACAAAACAAAAAAGAAACCTAAAAAGAAAAAAGCAAAAAAACCTACAAGACCTACCAAATCTGTCAAAGGTAAGACACCAACAAAGAAAAAAACGTTAACCACCGAAGAGTTTAATGCTTACCTTGATAGTCTGTCCTAAATAATAAGGGGAAGAAATTCCCCTTATTTATCAACTTATAACACCCTTACACACTCTACCTTTCTATATATAAGCAGGAAAGGTGCGGATGATACGTCTACCCATAATACCTTCCAAATAACTCGCAACTGTGGCGATGATACGTCTACCATAAACAGTTCACACAACCCAAATTTAAAAATGCTTGCCATATTTGGTGAGTATAACTACTAATTAAAAGGTACATAAAAATGTCTACAAATACTAATGTTGGGCAACTTAATGGTAACTTCAAGAAGGTTTATGCAAGTAAGATTCAAAACCTTATTCCAGACGTTGCGGTTCTAACAAAACTTATTAAATTTAACGATGCAGAAAAACTGGGTGATAATTACAATCAACCAGTTAAATTGACAGCATCACAGGGTGTTACATATGCTGGACCAGATGCTGGTGCTTATGCATTGAACGACCCTATCGCATTAACAATGAAGAACGCTACTGTTCAAGGTTCTCAGATGACAATTCGTGATCGTCTACCACTTGATGCAGCAGCTAAAGCTTCTCATGGTGGAATGAAATCATTCGTCAACGCTACTCGTTATGTTGTTGATACAATGATGGAAACAATGACTAAACGTCTTGAAATTTCTATGTTATACGGTGGTTCTGGATTAGCAACAACTGCTTCTAGTTCAAACGTTGACTCAACACACACAACTGTTACAATTACAACCGCTCAATGGGCTGTTGGTATCTTCTCAGGTCTTGAGAATGCTGAAATTAACTTCTACACAAGTAATACAACTCTTGTAAGTTCAGCTGCTGATGCAATCTTCACAGTAGATAGTATGGATGTTGATGCACGGACACTTACGTTGTCTGGTACTTCAACAGGTATTGCCGCATTGGATACAGCAATTGGTGCTAATGCTGATGACGTTTACGTTTATTTCAAAGGTGCATTCGGTAATGAAATGGCTGGTCTTAATAAGATCATCACTAACACCGGAACATTGTTTGGTATTTCTGCCGCAACATACAATTTGTGGAAAGGTAATATACACACTGTAACTGGAACATTAACACTTGGTAAAATTTTCAAAGGTGTTTCTAAAGCAGTTGGTCGTGGATTAAACGAAGATGTTGTTTGTATGGTTAACCCATCAACATGGAATGACTTGTCAACAGACTTGGCTGCAATGCGAGTTCTTGATAGTTCTTACAAAACTGGTAAAACAGATGCTGGTCAAGAGTCTATCTGCTACCATGGACAAAATGGTAAGATTGACATTATCAGTCATAACTGTGTTAAAGAAGGTGATGCATTCGTTCTACCTATCAAGAAAGTTAAGCGTATTGGTGCTCAAGACATTGAGTTCCAAAATAGTCCTAACGGAAATGGTGATCAATACTTCCATAACTTGTCTGATAACAACGGTTATGAACTTCGTGCTTGGACAGATCAGGCGATCTTTGTAGAGAGCCCAGCTCGCTGTGTTAAGATTACAGGGTTCACTAACTCTTAATCATAGTTAGGGGGATGTAAAAATCCCCCTTTTAACTTTACACAGAATAACGGAGAAACAAAATGGCTAAATCAATTTTAATTTTAACACATGAAGATACAAGTCTGTCGCTTCGTCAACGCCTTAATTTTAATGCAAACAACCGAGAAGAGAACATTATTAATTTAATGAAGTATCTTGAGGGTGTTCGTAATGGATCTTATGGTAATTTGACAACCGAAGCAAGATTGGGTGAAACTGCCGCAACAGCAACAATTACATCAACAGGAGCTGCAACAGCAACTGAAACTGTAACGATTAATGGTGTTGTCTTTACAGCAGTAGCATCAAGTCCTTCAGCAAATGAATTTATATTACACGCCACTGTGGCAACACAAGCAACAAACTTGGCAAATGCAATCAACGCAAGTACAACAGCTGGTGTTTTAAATGTAACAGCATCTGCCGCTGCAGGAGTAGTTACATTAACTTGTGATATCCCTGGAACAGTTGGTAATGCTATGACGCTAAGTGAGTCAATGAGCAACGTTACTGTAAGTGGAGCAAACTTTGCAGGTGGTGCAAGTGATTCAGACGTAACCTTCACTGTTTAAAACAGAGATGTAAAACTAAAAGCGTTATACTTATCAACGGTAGGTATAACGCTTTTTTATTATTAGAGAGAGAATACTATGTCAACGACATTAACGATAGTAGGCGTACCATATGCTTATCCAACGGCTGGCGACCCACCTGGGTGGGGTGGTGCGGCAACAAGTTGGGCATCAGCAGTAACAAATAACGCTCTGTTTAAATCTGGTGGTTCGTTTACGTTAACTGCGGAAGTTGATTTTGGTGCTACTTACGGATTAAAAACTGCTTATTATAAAACACAAACAGCAAATCTGGCAGACGCTGGACAGTTCCGTTTGGCAAATACAGACGTCATTTCGTGGCGAAACAATGCCAACAGTGCAAACTTGGATTTAGGTCCAGGAACAGATGACATTTTAGAATTTAACGGTGTTGACTTAGTAGATGTAAGTTCAACACAAACATTAACAAACAAAACATTTAGTGGACCAAAAATAAGTGGTCTAACAACAAACAAAGTATTAGAAGTAGATGGTAGCGACAATGTAATTAATGGTGAAACACTTGAAGGTTCATTTTACGTTCAACCAACGGCAAGTCCCCCAAGTACACCATCAGAAGGTGACCAATGGTGGGATATAACAACAGATGTATTAAGCATTTATGACGGAGCATCTTGGAATGCTGTAAGTAGTGATTCATTGGCTGCAATGAATGATACAACAATTACTACACCAGCAGATGATGATGTATTACAATACGATAGTGGTACAGGTAAGTGGTTAAATGTAACAACAGCTAATATGCTTGCCACAGGTAATTTAACCGACATTAGTGATGTTAACATACCGTCCCCATCAAACTCTGAAATTTTAACATACAACAGTGGTACAAGCAAATGGGTTAACACCTCTCCGTCTACCTTAGCAGGAACGTTGGATTTCGCTGATTTATCTGATACAAATGTTTCCTTACCTTTGAACCAACATATGCTCTATTATGATAGTGGATCAAGCAAATGGGTTAATGCACAAATTTCAACAATTGGTGGATTCTGGACACTTGATGATATAGGTGATGTAACGATTACTGGTATAGCATCTGGCGAAGTTCTAAAATGGAATGGTTCTGCTTGGATTAATAATACATTAGCAGAAGCAGGTATACAATCTACAATAAGCTATTACAGTGAAAGTGCAACAGATAATGTTATTTTAGGTTCGGGTGTTAATTCAGGTAGTTCAACATGTTTGGTTGTCAACACCTCCGACCCTTCATACGGTATTACTGATGCGGCAACTTATAGTTTTGTTCAAGGTTATCAAAATGTATTAAGTGTTGCAACAAGCTATAACACTTGTGTGGGCGGTAGAGGTAATACTTTAAATGGTACAGTTAGCCAAGGTGGGTTATTTAACGCATATGGTTGTACCATTTCTTCTGGTAGCAATAACACAATAATTGGTAGTTATGATTGTTCTATTAGTGCAACAGGTAGTAGAAACGTTTTATTAGCAAGTAATAGTGGTGGTGCTATTACAGGGAGTACAAATAACTCCGTAGGTATGGGTAATGCACCAAAAGTAACTGACTCCAACACATTGGTTATTTCATCTAGTTCTACAGCACAGGTAACACAAGTTAATGTGACAAGTAGCACTACAAATGCAACACCTACCGATTTAACAGGTATAAATTTAACATCAAGTACAGCATACATAATTACAGCAGATATAGTTGGTAGACAGTCAGGTGGTTCAAACATTAACGCATATAAAATAACATTTGCTGCTTCAAGAGATGGTGCTAATAATAGTACGTTGTTAGGTTCGATAGTGAAAGAAATAATATATGAAGGAGACCCTAACTGGGATGTAACAGGATATGTTGATGATACGACTGAAAAAGTACACGTCCGTGTAACAGGAGCTGCTGCAACAACAATTACTTGGTCAGCAACAATGACATTAACACAAGTAGGATAATAGGAGAATATAATGGCAGGTTTTACATATGATAACACAAATGGTATAATCTATTACAACGATCAACCAATTGTAAACAACAGCCGCATTAATAATGCAGCATCTGTTGCTCCTGGTGTTAGTAATGATAATACTGAAGGGTATGCACCTGGTTCGTTATGGATTGATACAACAGCTGATGATGCTTATGTTTGTATGGATGCAACAACTGGTGCAGCTGTTTGGACACAAATTGATGCTGCAGCTGGTGGTGGTATTAATAATGTTGTTGAAGACACAACACCACAATTGGGAGGTGATTTAGATGTAAATGGTCAAAGTATTGTCAGTACTTCAAACGGCGACATTGTAATTACACCAAATGGAACAGGTGACTTAATACTTGATGGATTGAAATTCCCTCAAGCAGATGGAACGGCAAACTACGTTCTTAAAACAGATGGTGCTGGACAATTAAGCTGGACAACCAATACAGGTGGAGCATCACAATTAAGTGATTTAACAGATGTTAACACAAGCACACCAACAAATAGAAATGTATTGGTAGCTGATGGAGTTGATTTTGAAAGTAGAGCATTAGTTGAAGCTGA